CCCAACCGCCTTCGTTAGAAAGGTCTATTCCATTAACTATATTGTTGCCACTACCACCGTTACCATCGTAAGGAAACGACCTAAACACCTGTTCAACATTTAAACCTGCGCCACCTGCATTACCTGCTGTTGCCAGTAATAAATTTTTTACATCAGCCATTAATTATTCCTCAGTAGAATCTGACTTTTCTTCAAGTGACTCATTTAACATATTCATAAACGCAGTTTTACCTACAGTAAGTTGATCAAGATTAAATTGTGTTGATGTTATTTTTCTGTCTAGATCAGTAAGATGAGTAATGATTACCTTTTGTTTATCTGTTAGTTGATCTTCAGTATATTCTTTGTTGTTTATCGTAATGGTTTTTGTTTTTTTCTCTACCATTTGATTTCTCCTTATGTTATTATTAATTTAGCATATTTAAGCTGCTGCGTCAATAGCTAATGCACCATACCAAGTAGTACCGCCATCTCTTGTAATAAATACTAATATGTCAGTCTCACCATTTGCAGGTGCGTCTGGTGCAGTTCCTCCTGCAAACTTAACAGTTTGACCAACTGGCTCGAAGTTTACTGTGTGACCACTACCTGTAAGTTCTAAATAAAAGCCTACTGTTTTATTATTCTCAACACCACTAAATGTAAAGGTAGTATCGCCTGTCATAGTTAAACTAAAACCACCTGCAGTATCAGCGTCTATAGTCGGGGTAGTGCCCGATAAAGCAGCATAGTCAGCATGAAAGTTTTCTGCTTTAACAACGTCATTAAATGTAGCTCTACCTGCATCTGAAAAATCTAGAGTAAGAGCAGTTATAGTTGCTCCTCCGTCTATTCCCCTAATTAGTATATCAGCATTATTTGTTTCATTTACAAAATAAGTATCTCCATTAGCTTGCATTGAAATAGTATGTTTTGCTGTTCCTGCATCTCTTAACTTTATACCACCATTATCAGCATCTAAAATAATATCTCCTGCTACATCTACGGTTAAGTCTCCAGAGCTAAGATCAATCTCTGTACCGTCTATAGTAATATTGTCTACAATTACTCCTGCGTTAGCTGTAACCGTACTATTAAAAATAGCTGCACCTGCTTCTGACAGATCTAGAGTAAGGGCGGTTATAGTAGAGCCACCATCATTGCCTTTAAAAACAATGTCTTTATCCGTCCCCATTGCTCTAATTTCTGCATCACCATTGGTATCTTCAAGACGAAGATACTCAGTGCTGTTACCTTCAAAGATAACTCGACCAATTACTGTATTAATAGTTAATACACCAACATTTAAATCAAAAAATCCAGAATCAGATATAGTTGACCCATCAATAGTAATGTCATCTACAGTAAGACTTGTAAGAGTTCCTGTGCTTGTAATAGCTGATAAGTTAGCAGTAGTTACCACTGTACCTGTAGCATCAGGAAATGTAATAGTTCTGTCAGCAGTAGGGTCAGTAACATTTAAAACAGTTTCAAAATCATTAGCACTAGAACCCTCTATGGTAAGACCTGCATCGTTTAATTTTAAACCAGTTACAACAGGAGATGTAAGAGTTTTGTTTGTTAGAGTTTTAGTTGTCTCTGCAAAATAATTATCAAGCAAATCTACGTCAAAATATTTTGGAACACTTGCACTATTATCATATATTAATATAGCATCATTATTTGCTATGGCTGTACTTGTGTCAAGATTATTACCTATTGTTGTAGGATGTGCAACAGTATTTAACTGTGCTCCTGTAGCACTAAGACCTGTAACGTTGTTAGCCTGACCTGCTACTGTGTTTACATAAGCTCTTACAGATTGTTGCGTAGGAATAAGTGTAGCACTGTCAGATGCCATATCATCTTCATCTACAAATGCTGTGACTGTAATAGTTCCATCAGATAAACTACCGTAAGTTATAGTGCCTGTTGAAGTAATACCACTTGAACCATTGTTAATAGAACCAAAGCCACTTGTTATGCTACCTGCATTAAGAGCACCTACCGTTGTTACGTTACTAAGGGTGTCTAAAGCTCCTTCAAAGTATGTCTCAAAATCAGTAAGGGCTACTTGAACCATAGTGCCATTATCATTAACAACGACTCTATCTGCATCTGCAAGTCCAGTTGACGTAGCAGAAGTAGTACCATCTAAAATATTTAATTCATTAGCATCGGCAGTTACACCTGTTAAGTCTGTAGGTGCAATAGATATATTACTAGTGCCGTCAAAAGACTGACCTGCTATATTTCTGGCAGTTGCTAGTGCTGTAGCAGTTGAAGCATTTCCTGTAACAGCACCCTCAAAATTGGCTACAATTGTTCCTGCTGTACCTGAAAAAACCTCACTATTATTTGTTGCATCTGGTATAAATGTAAATTTACCAGTGCTATCGTCAAAACCAAAAAATCCTACTTTAGCAGCAGAGCCTGTATGGTATCTAAATTCTATACCACGATCTTTATTGTCATCTGATGAAGGTGCTGTATCTCCCCCAATAGTAAAAATAGGATCGTCTATTGTAACTGTAGTGCTGTTTACCGTAGTAGTTGTACCACTAACAGTTAAATCGCCTGTAACTGTTAAGTTTTGACTCATAGTAACATCACCATCAGAAGCAATAGCTATTGCATCTGTGTCACTAGCTGAACCTATATTACCGCCATCAGATATTATAAGATTACCACCAGTAATATTTCCTGTAGTGGTAATTGTACTAGAACCAGTGTTAATAGTACCAAAACCAGATGTAATAGATCCAGAGTCAAGAGCACCTGTAGTTACAAGGTTTGGCATTGCTGTAATTTCATCATCAAAGTATGCAGCAAGATCTGTAACAGCAACTTGTACCATTGTACCATTATCATTTAGTACAACACGATCTGCATCTGCTACAGTTGTTGAAGTAGCTGAAGTATCTCCATCTAAAATATTTATTTCTGTTGCTGTAGAAGTAACAGCAGTTCCATTTATTGCTAGTTTATCTGTGACAACATTAAATGTACCATTGTCCTCAATTCTAGCTACTTCTGTTCCATCTCTTTGTTGAAAGATAATATCTTTAGCATCTACAACAGGTCTAATAACTACATCACTAGATGAGTTAGTAATTCTAAGTATTTCTGTGCCACCATCTTGAAATTTAAAATCTCCACCGTCAGCATCTAAAATAATATCTCCTGCTACATCAACGGTTAAGTCTCCAGAACTAAGATCAATTTCAGTTCCATCAATAGTAATATTATCAATTACTACACCTGCATTAGCTGTAACCGCCCCAGTAACCCCTAGTGTTCCTCCTATAGAGGTATTACCAGTTGTATCCGCAACAGTAAATTTATTGGTGTCCATAGTAAGACCACCATTAATAACTACCGCACCTGAAGCTGTAACTGTTGTAAATGTAGCTGCACCTGCACTGTTAGCACCAATAGTTACACCATCAATTGCACCACCGTTAATATCTGCAGTAGTTATTGTAGTTGTTCCTGAAGCTGTAAGATCAGTAAATGTACCTGCAGCAGCACTGTTACCACCAATAATAGCACCGTCAATTGTACCACCATTTATGTCTGCAGTATCAGCTACAAGATCATCTATTAAAGCTTGTCCATCAACGTATAAGTTACGCCACTCAGAACCTACAGCACCAAGATCATGTGTATCATCAGCAGAAGGAGTTATAGCAGAAGCAACATCAGCAGTAAGAGTAACTGTATCTGTAGCTGCATTACCAAGAGTAGTGTTTCCGTTTACTGTTAGATTTGCGGTAATAGTAGCACTTTCATCTACAGTAAGAGTATCTATTGTAGCTGTGCCATCAATAAATAAATCTTTAAATTCTGTTCCAGAAGCACCAAGATCAATATCATTGTCAGTTACAGGAAGTATTGCACCATCTTGTATTCTTATTTGTTCTACTGCAGAAGAAGACACCTCACTGAAAAAACCAATACGATTATTAGATGTATCTATTACAACTTTATTTAATGCATCACTGTCAGCTATGAGAGGTACATATGCACCCTCAGTAGAACTACCATCATGTTTGTGTCCACCCGATAAAGCAAACGCATCTCGTATTGCATTGTACTCTGCGTTTACTGGTGCAGCTTTAATAATAGCATTAGCTATAATATCTGCTGCTGATTGTCTTGAATAACCTGCCATTTTATAACCTGTCCCCTACTCCAAATGTAATCACTAAACCTTGAATATTATGTGACGCATTTGTATCATTTGTTACGAATCTAAACGATGCTGATTTACCTGAACCCGATATATTAGTCCTTTGCACAGGAGATGGATTACCATCAAATATTGCTGTTGCATTATACGTAGCCTCATTATAATACGCAGCAGCACCTGTAGTTGTTAATGTAAAGTTAGAGGGAGATAATACATCTACATCATCATAATCATAAATTGCAGACATAACAAGTTCGTTGTCTCCCTCAGATCGCATATATGTAGCTACACTATAAAATATTTTTCTTTGTTCTGGATCTTGCATATAATAAAAAGGAGTTTGAAATAAACTAAAAATTTCAGAACCTGCAAAATTATTACCTTGTTCTTGTCTATATACTTTACCTGTGCTATCCCCATGTAATACAAATTCATTTTGTCCTATATAACCACTATCTGCACAAGTAGCAGTAATACCTAACATTTGACTATATTCGAATTGTAATCCTTCTGGCGTTAGTCTATAACCACCAATAATACCTTGAGAATCTGCCCCTGCAAAAAAATATCTAAATTGTGTTTTTTGTCTTATTACAACAGCGTTAAGACCCTCAAGATCAATATCAAAAATAATGTCTGTAAAAATAGATTGAATATCTTTTGATACAGTTTCTAAATTAACATCACCAATTTTATCTGTAGCTGATATTGGGCGTAAACCATCTTGAGATAAAAATAGTAAATCACCACCAATTTCTATAACACTGTCTGTAGCTAAACAACCAAGATCATCTGTGACTGTTTCTAAAACAAAATTAGCAATATTATTACCGACAAGTTTATTAATGTTATTACTGCCAAAAATAAATAAAGCATCTCTAAAAGTTTTTATTGCTACAATAGGAAATCCTACATTTATAACACCAGATCCATTTGATGCACTAAAGTCTGTTTCTGCATAAGGAGCACTAAAATATAAGTTTGTATTTTCTGCAGGATCACCTGCTAAAAACATGTGGTTTTGAAATACTGCAGAAAATTTAGGATCTGTTGGTGCATCAGCATGAGTAATCTGAGTATATGTTGTACCATCATAAGTAGCTGCAGGATTTATGCCATCTGTAAGTATTACTTTTGGACTGCCAAAATTATACTTTGTAAATCTAACCTTAGTTACACCTGACATAGTAGGTGATCCAGAGGTAGTTATAGCGTCCCATGCACTTGTTGAGTTATTCCATTTATGTAAATAATTATTACCACTAGAAGGTGTACGACAAGCTAATATACCATCATTAATACCATTAGCCACACAAACACCAAGTACACTTCCTGTTCCTGTAACTGTTCCAAAATCATTAGAAAACCCACTTATTCTTCGATAACCACCAGTAACAGAAGGCTCATAATTAATTAAAGATATAGCTGATCCAGGTTGTGTTTCACCTTGAGATAATACATCTCTACTAGTATTTAGTCCTCCTCGACAAAAGACTTTAAAGGAAGCTAAATTATCTGCCATTAAATCACACTATTAAAAGTACTTGAAGATGGACGATGTATTACAGTAGATCTAACATATAAATTATCATCTAGTAATATTCTTCTCATTGCTTTTATACCCTGTTGAAAATTTTGTTGATGTATTGCTGCGCTTTGTTCATTGCTTCG